ATGCAGAAACATTGTCTGGTGGGTCTTACAAAGTAGAAGTACCTAATGGTCCTACCTATCTAGGTAAGTCTGCAATCATTAGACCTTTCATGCAGAGGTTTATGTACAAGCGTTTCATACCTGCTGTAGGCAATGGTAAGGCTAACTATAACAAAACCGTCATGGCTGACAGTCTTAATGTAGACTTGAAGGATAACTATGGTGGCTTTAACTGTGGTAAACCGTCAGGTTGGATTGAGGACTTCAAGGCTTTACCAAAAGCACAGCAAGACCTAATCAAATCCTGTAAGCGAGTTCGTGTTATCTTTGGTACAATCGAACTGGTAGAACCACACGATGAGAATGGCAAGCCTATAGACTCGCTAGAGCCTATGCCCTTCATATGGGAAGTAGACAACAGGGATGCGTTTAAAATATTTGGTAAGGCTTTCTCTGATTTAGCTAAAGCTAAGAGGTTGCCACCACAGCATACTATGGTCTGTACTTCTGAAGAAGTAAAGGACGCATCCTTTCAGTACTACTTACCACAGGTTAAGCTTGACTTGACTAAGACTATTGAGCTTAACGATGCAGACCAAGAGATGTTTGCTGATCTTATGTTGTGGGTACAAAACTATAATGAGTACATACTTAACGAGTGGACAACTAAGATGAACAAGGACGATGATTTAGATAAAGATTTAGTCGATGACTTTATTGATATTGAATCAGAAGAGCTTGTCTAATGAATCATCCTGCAGAAATGGCAATACACCAGTACATGTCTGATGCAGCCAATGGAAAGTCCTCTATCTCAGAGGACACCATTCGGCAGGTAGGTCAGGACGTAATGGAAGCTATGCAACGTCAGTTCGGGGGTGGTAACAAAAGGGATGAGTTTAGTCTACGTATGTCTAATGTAGGCAGACCAACATGCCAACTCTGGTTCGATAAGAATGAGCCAGAGAAGGCACTCCCTAAATCCACTACATTTGTAATGAATATGATGCTAGGAGATATAGTAGAAGCTGTATTCAAAGGCATCTTAAAAGAAGCAGGAGTTAAGTATGAAGAGCCTGAACAAGTTTCTCTTGACTTGGGAGAGGATAGTATTAGCGGAACATATGATCTTGTTATTGACGGTGCTGTTGATGACATTAAGTCGGCATCCGATTGGTCATACCGCAATAAGTTTACTTCTAGTGAAACATTAGCCGATGGAGATTCTTTTGGTTATGTATCACAGTTAGTAGGCTACGCTAAAGCATCTGACAAAAAGCTTGGCGGTTGGTGGGTAGTTAATAAAGCAAACGGTGACTTTAAATACGTGCCTGCCTCTTCAATTAACGAAGAGGAAGAGCTTGAAAAAATTAAACAGACTACCCATATAGTAAATAGCAACAAGTTTGAACGTTGCTTTGAACCTGAAGTAGAATATTTTAGAGGTAAGCCAACAGGCAACACCGTACTAAATAAAAACTGTAGGTTCTGTTCATATAGACAGGCGTGTTGGGATCTAACTGAACGTCCTGCTGTAAAGTCACAAGCTAGAGAACCTAAAATGGTTTCCTACATAACATTAGGAAAGGAGTATGTATGATGGAAGCAGAAGAACTAGAAGCGTTGGCTTCAAACATAAAAGAATTAGAGATGCAACTTTCTCAGGCTCGTAAAGAGTACAGAGAAAAACGCACTGCTAATTTAAGGAGTGCCATTGAAGCAAGAGCAGAGGCAAATAAAGCTGTACAAGAGGAACTTAAAAGTCTTGGATACACAAGTCCTGCTACCATGTTTAGAAACCCTTGGTTTAACGTATAGTGGACGCTAAACAATTCATTGCAGCACGTAAGTACGGATACCGTAGCGGTCTTGAACTAAAGATAGCTGACTATTTAAAACAACAGAAGTGCAAATACAAATACGAGGCACTTAAAATTGAATGGGAAGATCTTACATACAGAACCTACACTCCTGATTTCGTGCTGTACAATGGCATCATTATAGAAACAAAAGGTATGTTTACGGCTGCAGATAGAAAGAAACATCTTGCTATTAAGAAGCAACATCCACAGCTAGACATACGCTTTGTTTTTGAAAATAGTAATCGTAAACTACGAAAGGGAGCAAAGACTAGATACTATCAGTGGTGTAATAAACACGACTTTAATTATTATGATCGCATCATTCCTGAAGAGTGGTTAAAAGAAAAAGGAAAAGACAAACATCCTAAGTTTATAAAGTTTTCTTGTCCTAAAATTAAGAGGAGATACCAATGACAAAAAAAGTATTTTTAAATTTAGATGAAGAAGACTTTGCTATACGGTTACATCCAAAGCTTGACGATAATAAAAAGTGGACAGGAGAAGTAATAGTTGGTATAGTAGTTAGTGATGATAATCCTATGAACGATGAGGACTATGGAAATATGTTACAGTTTACAAATATGTTGTGTGCTTGTGTAGGATTGATGGAAGACGATAAAGAATTTAGAGATGCTGTATACGAATATTATGAAGATCAACAGCAGACAGACGATATAAAACCTATAATTGTAAAGGACGCAAACTCTAATGTAATTAGATTAAACTTCAACACTAAAACAGATGGGAGTGCTTAATATGAAAGATCAAATAGATATGGTAAATAGTCCACCACATTATAATAAGTACGGTATAGAATGTATACAGGCTATCAAAGCCTCTATGTCACACCTAGAATTTTGTGGTTATCTAAAAGGTAATCAACTAAAGTATCTTTGGAGATATAGATACAAAGGTAAGATGAAAGAGGATTTAGATAAAGCACAGTGGTATCTTTCTCTTTTGATAGAAGAAATAGAAGAGGCAGAAAATGACGATACGAGTTAAAGTTTATCTTGTCCTTGACATAGATGAAGAGGACTACCCTGTTCCCTCTGATGGTATGGTTGACGAAGAGATAGAACAAGGTATTGAAGAATATATCTATGATATAGATGGAATTAAATTACAATCAATTAAAACTATAATGGAGTAAAAATATGAATAATATGTTACCAACAGACTATCAAAACTTTATAGCTGTTTCTCGTTACGCAAGATGGCTAGATGATGAAAGACGTAGAGAAACATGGGATGAAACTGTGTCTCGTTATGTAGAGTATATGCATGATAAAGTTAATTTTTCTAAAGATGATAAATACGACATAGAACAGGCTATCCTAGGTCTTGAAGTTATGCCTAGCATGAGAGCATTAATGACTGCAGGACTAGCTTTAGACAGAGATAATACTGCAGGATACAACTGTAGTTATCTGCCTGTAGATGATCCTAAATCTTTTGATGAAGCCATGTACATATTGTTGTGTGGCACAGGTGTAGGCTTCTCTGTAGAACGTCAGTACATTGACAAACTACCTGAGATACCTGCTGATTTAGACATAGGAGACACAAAGATTACAGTACAGGATTCAAAAGAGGGTTGGGCAAAAGCACTACGTAAGTTGATAGCACTATTGTATGCAGGAGAAGTACCCACATATGACGTTAGCAAGGTACGCCCTGCAGGAGCTAGGCTTAAAACATTTGGCGGTAGAGCGAGTGGACCTGCACCTTTAATTGATCTGTTTAACTTCACGTGTAACTTATTTGTAAATAATAAAGGACGCAAGTTAACAAGCTATGACTGTCACAGTTTGATGTGTAAGATAGGTGAGGTTGTTGTAGTTGGTGGTGTTCGTAGATCAGCTATGATTAGCTTGAGTAACCTCTCAGATATTCGCATGAGACAGGCTAAGTCCGGGCAGTGGTGGGAGACTGCACCACATATGGCATTGTCTAATAACTCTGTTTGCTACACAGACAAGCCTGACGCAGAAACATTTCTAAGAGAGTGGACATCTTTAGTGGAATCTAAGTCTGGTGAGCGTGGTATATTTAGTAGAGTAGCTGCTAAGAAACAAGCAGGAAAGAATGGCAGAAGAAACACTGAACAAGAGTTTGGCTGCAACCCCTGTTCGGAGATACTGTTACGTCCATATGAGTTTTGCAACCTCACTGAGGTTGTTGTTCGTTCTACTGATTCTTTGTTCGACTTGAAACGTAAGATTAGAATAGCCACTATTTTAGGTACAGCACAGGCTACTTTAACTAAGTTTCCTTACCTAAGAAAAGTTTGGAAAGACAACACAGAAGAAGAAAGATTGTTAGGTGTATCTTTAACAGGTATCATGGACAATCCAATTACTAACGGTAAACAGGAGTATATTTCTTATGAGGGTAAATTAGATACTATATTACCAATGCTAAAACAGGTAGCAATAGAGACTAATAAAATATATGCAGACAAGTGGAAAATACCACAGTCCACAGCTATTACCTGTGTAAAACCATCAGGCACAGTGTCGCAGTTAGTTGACAGTGCAAGTGGTATTCACGCTAGACATAGTGAGTATTATATTAGAACTGTGAGAGGTGACAACAAAGACCCATTAACAAAGTTTATGATTGACCAAGGCATACCGAATGAACCAGACGTTATGAAGCCCAATGATACAACAGTCTTTAGTTTTCCAATGGCTTCACCAGAAGGTTCTATCACACGTAGTCAAATGTCTGCTATAGACCAACTCAAGATGTGGTTAGCTTATCAGGAGCATTGGTGCGAACATAAGCCCTCTTGC